ATTCCTCCAGTATCTTCTATGTAGATGGGTGCTGTGATTATCTTATCATCTGTCTTTAAAAGTACCTTTCTTTCGTAATCATTTAAATTATTCGTTCTAAGGCTCTTTAAGGGCACTTGACTCGTTATAGACTCTAACCTTTCAACTAATTGCTCGGAGCTCATTTCAAGGCTAAAAATAGCCGTAGGTACGTTATTTAGGATAGCTAAGTGATAAACACTTGAAAGCATCATGGCAGTCTTACCAGCTCCTGGTCTAGCAGCTATAATACATAAATCAGGTTTGCACCATCCAGCTATGGTTTGGTTTAGTTCTTGGAATCCAGTATTAAAGCCTAATAACTCCCCATTTTGTGCTTTATCACGAGCATAGTTTATAGCCATAACTACATCAGTTATACTTTTTTCGTAGATATTGCCATATTCTTGTAAAGTTATAAGTTGACTATTTAAGTCAGAAAGCAATTCTATTGATTGACTATCATTGTCAAGACATTGATTCTCAGCTATTCTAAGTACTTTATAAGCTTCACGCTTTTTATACATCTCAATAACAATCTCAATATGGGTGTTAATATGATGGCTAGAAATTACATTATCAGTTAACTTTGATAAGTAATAAGCTCCACCAATATCTTGTATTTCCTTGTCTTGGGAAAGTTTTTGAGCTACAGTAGAAAGGTCTATAGATACATTAGTATCATACATTTCCTTAATAGCGTTAAAGATTTTTTGGTGCTTTAGATCGTAGAATATCTCAGTTTTTAGATGACCTATAACCAACGGTATAGTCCTTTTGTCTAAAAGTAATGCCCCAAGTATGTTAGATTCAATATCTAAAGCTTTTGGTAGGTTTATAGCAATCATTTAAGTTTAATTTGTGTAGTGATTTTGTTTGTAGGTACATCAGATTGCTGATTAAATTTGGAACTATTCCTTTTCCAAGTTCTTACAGTAGCCTTCCAATCTTTCATTATTCCTGAATTAAGTTTCCATCCTCTAGCTTCATAGTGATCACAGAAATATTCACCATCTAAAACAAAGCCTATTTCTTTAGCATAACTACTAACCTCTAAAGGCTGTGGTATTATAAATGTCTTATTATTGTTAATTGTATTGTTGGGTAAAGATTCTTTACCGTCTGAGGTAAACTTTTTTGACCCTTGAGGTAAACTTTCTTTACCAATGGTAAAGTGGTCATCAGCAATACCAAAACTTCTATAATCATCTATGGAATCCTTAAAAATTATTGCACATCTAAGATGATTAGTCTTTTCATGTTTAGTTACTAATCCTTTTAAAATAAGACCCTTAATAATGTTTAAAATAGATTGTTTTGACAAATCTAAATCATCTGCCATAGTTTCTCTACTCATGTAACACCAATGAGAATCGTTGTTTTGCATACGCAATATAGTATCTAATACACAATATTCGTTACAAGATAAATGAAAAGCCTTCCTAACTGGATGGATAATGGTTGTATAAAATTGAGCCATAATAATAAAAAAAGGGCTTCAGACTCACAGGTAATGCGACTACCTGTTTATCCTCCACCCAATAAATTCTTTGTTGTATTGTCGCATAATACATTACAAATATACTAAACTAATTTTTCAAACTCTTGAATAGTCTTAAAAAATTGATGTGCTACCTGAGGTACTATGGCGTTTCCGTATGCTTTAATTGATTCGTTTCTCCACTTAGAAAAGGTAATGCCGTCCAGTTCTCTGGGAAGCCCATCATTTCCTCCACAAATAGGGGATTTAGATGGGAACGAGTCCCAAAAATTTCGTTGACCTGACTGCCCAAATCGTTGCCCTTCCAATTTTCTGTTTTCCAATGCATATTCTTGTCCGAAGCTCTTGGAGTCTGAAACATTTTCTGCCTTACCATTTTCGTTAAACTCATTTGATTCTCTGTCAGAGATCCTGACATTTTCCCTCCCTCTGATGCCATAGGAGTTGGTAACATTCCTACTATTTGTGTTGCAAGATTCGGCATTGTTGTTCCATTTGGATATTTCTCCATTCTCGCTTTGAACTTCTCCAAATCTTGTACTTCTTCCCTTGTCGTTGGCGTAAGCAATAAACCATACTCTGTATCTTTGGTGCGGTGCACCGACACTTGCAGCTGGAATAAGAAACGATTGGACTTCATATCCTTCCCTTTCCAAGTCATCGTACACTTCGTTGAATACCAACCCTTCATTCCAATTAACAAGTCCACGAACATTCTCGCCAATAACCCATCTTGGTTTGACCTCTTTAATGCACCTAAGCATTTCAGGAAAGAGATGTCTTTCATCGTCTTTTCCAAGTCTTTTTCCTGCCATTGAGTATGGTTGACAAGGGAATCCTCCTGTAAGGATGTCAACTGATCCTTCGTGAATAGTAAAGTCTGTTTTAGTAATGTCATTGTAGCTAATTGAATTTGGGAAATGATGTTTTAATACTTTTTGTCCAAATGGATTCCATTCGCAATGAAATAGGTTATTCCAACCCATCCATTCTGCGGCTAAGTCAAATCCACCTATACCGCTAAATAATGATGCGTGAGTCATGTTTTGTTATTTGTTTATTCTAAATATTACTTCTCTATCATTATGCATAAATCTACGCTTTAAAGTAGGGTTTAATGACTTTTTTATTGAGTCTTGTGGTATGTTTGTATATCTTGAAGCTCTAGCCATTGATTTGAATAATACTTCGCTTTTATCATCAATATAAATCATTCTTACTGGTACATTATTCTCCAGTCCTCCAATCTCCATCATGTTTATCTGTTTATAAGTTTATAGAATAAGGTCTTGCCTAATTCCCAAAGTGCTATTGTTAAAATTATTGTCATTATTTATTTTCTATTATGTTATAGTAAAAAGAATCTGTATCTTCTGTGATCCATTTATCTGATTGATTTTCTACAGACAATAGCTCTGTGTCAACCTTAAACTGCTTTAAATTATCAGGGAGTTTTTTGGTAACCCAATTACTATCCTTCCAAAATATCCTATTGTTAGGCATACAAAGTAAATAACCATCATCAGATTCTAATATATGACCACACTTATAGTCAGTAGGTTCATCACTATAGCAGTTACTATACCAATCTATTGTAAACATATATGTAGCCCATACCATTGTATTATCTCTTAGCAATACTTGACACTTATGATAAGCCAAAAAATCATAGTCAATTACAGATACATTCTCGCTAAAGCAGTCCCATAATTGTTTATAATTATAAGGTATGTCATTCGTTGGAATAGTTGTATAAATCTCAGATAAAGGAACTCTACTCCTAAGCATACCTGAATCAGTAAGCACATGAAAGGTAACTATCTTACCTGCACAAGACTGTAAGGCAAATACATATACATTGTAAAATTCATCAGCATCATTATGGTCTTTTGTAAAATAAGACTTCCTGACTAAACCCTTAAAGCTTGTTATATTAGAGTTTAATTTCATGTTGTAAGTTTAAAAAACCACCCCAAGTTTATATAAATTACTATCAGGTTATAAATATTAGTATCTTGAGGTGGTGGGGGATTTTTACTTCTTTAAGTTAATCTTAAAGGTTGTTGTGCTTATTCTAGGTGCTGGGTGTACCATTTCGCCAGTTTCAGGATCAACCATAGCCGTAGGCAAAGTCCTTAGCATCCTTTCCCTTTCCTTAATAGCAAATCTCATTGATTCTAATTGCTCGTTCATCTTGCCCCAAGTATAATCTTGGTCATAGATGTACTTTACGCCTGATTCAAATTTAGCCATTTCGCTTCCTAAGACCTCAGCTTTGCCTCCAGGATACTTACTAAGCTCATCTAGTACTAACTCTTTTAAATCAGCTCTAATGCCCTCTAAAAGCTGTACAACAGCCTCTGACTTGACGAGTAGTTCTAGTGGTGACTCACCAGTTTCTGTAAAGTGATTTACTATCTGCGTTTTGATTAACTCAATTGCAAATTTGTTCGGTTCTATAGAACTTAGTTCTACTTTTGGTAATAATGTTAGGTTCATTTTATTTTAGGTTTTCTTTTTTCATTTTTAATACCTTCATCAATGTTTCATCAGAATCAAATGTTTGCTTGTAGGTAAAGTAAACATCTGTTAATTGTTTTAGCTTAGTACATTTAGCAACCTCCATCATTATAGAATCTCTATCAGGAGCTTCTTCTATAATCTCAGCTACAACTGTTTGTACTGGCTTTGAGGGTTTTTTTGGCTCTTCATGTACACTAGCACCAGTTTGCACTGTCGCAAAATCCATTTCCTCAGCAGGTGTTGCCTCGAATCCAGCAGCTTTCATCAACCATGCTAACTGATTACGGAAAGCTTTACCTACTGCTCTTGTTTGTGCCATAGACAAAATGGCATACTCATCAAAGAATTTTTTGCTACCCTCTTTGTTAGAGCATATTGCGATACCTACTGATACCAACTTATTGTCTTGGTATGATCGTACTTCGCAAGTAGCCATGTACTTAATCTCAGTTTCACTAGATAAGTCTTGAACGCTTGTAATGATAGGGAATAAGCCTAGTGAAGCTCCAGCCATTTGCCATGCTTCTACATTACAATAGTCCTTACCTTTAATGTTAGATACTAAGTGTGCATCCTTTACAAAGCGTTTAAGCTCGTTAGATAAAGATAGCATAGAATCCTTGTTGACCATCTGGTAACTAGGTGCTTGAATCTGTGTGTTAGTTGTTTGCAGTTCCATTTGTTATTTGGTTTAATTTTGTAAAAAAAGTGGCTTGTCTTCTAGGGTATTCATCCCACATCTTAACAAGTGCCATAACAGTTTCAAAACTTGATTGGCTATAATTAATGTTGTGGATGATTTTAGCGACAAATAGTCTTTTGTCTGTTTCGTTTAACTCTGCGAATGATGATAGCATAATGTTTAGTTTGTTGTTAAAATATTGAGTTTTTTGTTGTTTGTGTGTAATCCTAATGTTTGTTGTACGTCTAAGAACTGAGATTTATAAAACTTGATACACTCTATGTCATTTTGAAATGTTACAAGTCCATGAATAACTGTAGTGTGATCTCTGCCAAAAGCTTGTGCTATTTCTTTTAGTGTCATCGAAAAATAACGTCTAAAAATAAAATAACACATATTTCTACCAAAAACCAAGTTTTTACTCCTGTTTGGCGTTAGTAACTTATATCTATCAATTTTCATGACTTCACATACCGTTTTAATAACTTGGTCAAATCTTACTTCTGTTTGTTTTAGTCCTGGCATAACGTAATAGCTTATTTCTGATGCTCCCATATTTGGTTTTTAAGTAGTTCAAGTTTTTTGTCGTAAAAGGTTTTTATCAGCTCTGTCATCTCGTAATCATTGTTCTTTAGTCTAGTTTCTATAACATAACGACTATAGCCAGTGATTTCCATGATTTTTTTCATGTCGCCATATTTAAAAAGGCTTTTGTGGTCTTTAATTTCTAACATTTGTTTATTTGGTTTTATAATGATTAATGTGCCTGTCTATTCCTGAGATTGCGGCTTCTAAAGAGGCGTAATAACTAGCTCTCCAGTAATACCATTTGCCATGTAGGATTTGGTTATCCCAAGTGATATACATCCCTTTGTAGGTGTATTGTTTTGACATTCTTCCGTTACTGTGAACGTAGGTAAACTCTTCTTTGATACCTTTCTTTTTTTGTTCGAGGGTTAGTTTCAGCATTTTTTTTGTTTTTACTCTTGTAGGGTTTTTGTTTCTAATATTTCTGTTGTTCTAAGGGGCAATCCTTCGGAAAGTTTTTGGAATATAGCATAAGCTATATCTTTTTTAGTGCTAATGCTTCCACTAACGAATACGCCATCTTGCTTAGTAAAATAGATCGTGTCATTTAACAACTGATCTGTCTCTTGTACAAATTCAAATTTCATAGGTTTTTTGTTTTGTTTATATATTTTTTGTAAAATTAGGAAGTTTTTGGATATCTTTCAAGGTTTTTTGCAGGTTTTTTGTTAAGAAAATCATAAAAGATTTTTGCGAGGTTTTTGCGTACTAGATTTTTGCGAGGTTTTTGTGGGGTTTTTGCATAGGGTTTTTGGCACTATATTAGTGTACTTAATAGACCAATTAGTTAGCTTTACCAATATGGTAGGGCAAAGCATAGCTAAAAGGCTTTTTAAGGCACTTAATAGGCTTAAATTTCGCTTATCTTTTTAAATTAGTATAGACATATCAAACGCAAAGAAAGTGGCTAAAAACGTCTTATTTTGCTAAATATTCAGCCTCTTTTATTTGTGCTATTTTTTGTGCTAATTGATCTGTGTTGTAAGATTGAAACACTATACCTCCTCCATATTGTTTGTTATGAAACTTTCGTCCTCCTAATTGACGAGCTAAAAAAAGAGCTCTTGGGTATGTGTCAGCTAATTGCAAAAAGTGAACTACAAAACGAGGGTTTCCGTTTGTGTCATTGTTAATTCTTGTAAACATTGTGTTTTGTTTTGGTTAATATAAAACCCCTAAAAAGGGGCTTTATTTCGCTTATTTAAAGCTCGTCAGTTAACCTATGCCAATTTACTACCAAAATGTAGTAAATATTTGCGTGTAAAGGCGTGACAACCTATTTTTATAATGTTGTCGACTTGATCAACTTTATAATTCAGGATCTGTTCGCCTACCTTTAAATTGTTTGTTTTTATCTTATTGTGTAATCTTTTAGCAATTTCAATGGGTATTTGAACAGCTTGAGTAGTTTCAACCCTATTATTGTTAACTCTTAAAAAATCAAATTTGTATTTGGCGTAAACTCTTTGAGTTTCACAATTAAACCATTTTGTGATCTGTTCTTTAAATTCTCTTTTATCCTCTTTTCGTTTTTTAGCCTGATTAGCTTTTATTATTTCAGCTTTTTTTGCCATATATTCTAAATTCTCTTTTTTATCCTTTATAGATAAAACCATCTTTAAAATATCAGGTATTTCAATATCGTAAAATTCAGTGTATTCAGTAACTTGATTGGATAGGTAACCCAATTCATTGATATATATTTCAGGTTTTTTTGCTTTTTGTAGCTTCTCTGCTTGTATTTCAGCTAAATTCAACCACGCTTTAAAGTTGTCAGAGTGTGACATTTCAGGATTATAACAATAAATTCTTTTGTATTGTCTTGTAGCTGATTTGGTTATACTGATCTGTTTGCTCGTAGTGTTTGAATACGTTCTGAAAGTAAATAAAAGAGCTTCAACGCCTCTTTTGTTTGTTACTATTTTAGCAATAGGAAAGTGACGCCCATAACTATAAATGGTAAACGTATCAAAAAAGAAAGACCCATTTGAGTTTCTACCCTCGTATTGTGTTTGCTCGGCAAATTTGTGAGCTAATTCAGAGTTATTAAATACTTTTTTCATTGTGTTATAATTTTATAAATGATTGTAATGTGTTTAAAGCTATTTCGTAAATATCTACATTTTCAGAGTCACAAACCTGATAAGATTTTTCCATCATTATTTGCAATCTTAAAGCCTCTTTTTTAGTAAAGCAAGGCTTATCGTTGTAGTTATATACATAGTCAGAGAAAGGCGTGTCAACATGAAAATTGATGCCTAAATCATAGACGATATGCTCAAAGAACCTTTGAACATCTTGTGATCTGTTTATGTCTTGTAGTTTCATTTGTTTAAGTTTTTATTTGTTTGTGATTTCTTGCCATATTGTTTTGGCTAGTGTGATTAATAAAGTACCAATAATTAGGTACAAAGCAAAGTAAATGATGTTCATGTTTATTTAATTTTAGTTATTAGATAATCAGATAAAAGTCTAGCCATATTTGATAAGACTATAACAAATAGGATAAATTGAGATACCATGAGAAAGTTAGATAAATTTTGCATGATTTAATTTATTAAATTTTTACTAATAATTTGAGTGATTTTGATTGTAACTAATTCGCTTAAAAATTCTTTGTCCATAAATGCATCAGTAATAAAATCAAAACTAAAAAGCATTTCGGTAATCTCTTTTGAGGTACTTTCAACTTTTTGCATTTCGTATTCTAATTGGGCTTTGGCTATTTTTTCAGCCATTAAATCAAATTGATTAATCATAAAAAAAGGTGTTTTTTGTTTTGTTTGTCATTATTGACATAGTAAAGATATGTAAACAATTTGAAACAATTGCAAATAAATTAAAATATTTTTTATTTATTTTTAACCTGATTGATCTGTTTAGTATAAGAGTATAAGTATTTAAGTACCCATTGTTATATTAATAATTTAATATTATATTAATAATACAATTACTTTACAATTAAATTAGTGGTTTATATATTAATACAATAATGGCGGGTATTTTTACTTTTTGCCTTTGAGTCCCTTTCCAATCATTAAATATTAGTTGTTAACTTTGACCACCAAACCAACCACAAATGATCCGAACAAATAGGGGAGACAGACAGCCTATAATATATATTATGTTAAGTGGCAATGAAAATATCAATGTTGCAACAGCAAAGTCCTCCCCCACTCCACCATATACACCCCCTAGCCTGTTTTTTAGCGTAAAGGAATATAGGCACCCCTTGTGCCCCCCAATATTCTGATATAAAACAAAGATTTTAACATTTTTAAACATTTGAGATGACTGAACGTAAATTAGACTTGAGATATAAGAATGGAGTTGATAAAGGTGCAATGAGCAGCCTTAAAATACCTTTTCCAGTAAAAGGAACGCTAAAGGTTGTAGAGCAAGTTGATGAAAAGCCTAAGCAGTACTTGAGAGCAGAATTAGCTCAGAAGGAGAATAGAAAGAACCCAAGAACTCTATGTATGTATAGAACCAAACCAAAAAAATAATATGAATGCACAATTCAAGGAAATAGCTAAAGAGGCTTTTATCATAGCTTATAAGGAGAACTTCGGCAATATCACCATATCATGTGAGGCTTCTGGAGTCGGTAGAACGCAGTATAAGACTTGGTTGAAGGATGATCCTGACTTTGCTAAGAGATTGGCTGAAATCGAGCCTGAGGAGATAATGCTTGACTTTGGCGAACAAAAGCTGATGGAGAGGATTGCTAGAGGTGATACCTTAGCTACCATGTTCTTGCTAAAGACTAGAGGCAAGAGAAGAGGATATATCGAAAAGACTGAGGTTGCTCATGAAGGAGATGTTGTTAAGCAAATCACAGTCAATGTTATTAAGCCAAATCAAATCGGAGATATTATGAAACAGATAGACGGAGATGAACACAAGACTATAAAAGATGGTGAGATAATCAACTTTGATACGCAAGTTGAACCTGCAATGATTATTCCTGCTTACAAAGCTGGAGAAAGTGATGAAATACCACTTTATAACCATGATAAAGGGGAATTATTGGATATTAATGAAGACGGAGAGTATGAAGAGTAACCACAATAGCCTTATTTCGCATTTTAAGACGATTCTAAGGCTTTTAATACTAGGAGTAGTACTATGTGTCCATTTTATATTTAGAGGGCTTAAATGAGCCTTAAAATAGCAAATAGGATAGACACCCCCCCTACCTTCCTATAAAACCAAAAGTTTTCTAATGGTAAACACACAACCAATTTTTTAATTTTTTTTCCTATGTCTTATGAATGTAACCACAAACATCGTCTTCGAAGTACTGCAAAACAGCCAAAAAAAAATATCAGTTATGCAAGGCGGAACAAGGTCTGGCAAAACTTACAATGTATTGACATGGTTTATCGTGAAATTATTACAAGAGAAGGGAAAAACCCTAACCATTTGCAGATCCTCGTTGCCATCCATAAAAGGCTCAGTGATGAGAGACTTTATCGAAATACTCTCGAAATATGGCTTATACTCAGAAGAAAAGCACAACAAATCAGAAAATCT